TGCTGGTTCAGGAAATATGACATATCAAGTTTACGACAATAATAACGATGGTAAGGTTAACTCTGCTGATGTTGCGGATAGTTTAACTGGCTTGAGTGTATCTGTATCGGAGTTAAATTATATTGGCGGTGTTACATCTTCTATTCAGACACAATTTAATAATGCCACTAACGAAATCAATACTATATCTGATAAAATATCTTCTGGTTCAGTTATAACTCCCACAATTGGATTTGGTATGAATAGTAAAATTCAAATACCCGAAATGCCTACAGCACCTAAGTTCAAGTTTAAAGGGTTTTCTGTAGTTAACTTATTGGGTAAAGACGGTAATTGTGAAGATATAAGTAAGTGGAGCGTATATCAGTGTACACCAACACTTGATTCAACAAATAAGATGTATGGAACATACAGTATAAAGGCAACTTTAACAGCTACTTCTGGAACATTTTATATGTTTCCCAAAAATATAGATGTTTCTAAATACTATATGGTAACTGTCTATATTAAAATTGGTAATGCTACTAGAGCTATACTCAGAAAATCAAATGATGGAGCTACTTTAAATATTGTTAGTCCAGAAATTACAGATACTTCTAAGTTTACCCGAGTAATCATAAAAGCTACACCAGCTCAGATGACATCTGGAGATGCTATAGCTATAGATTTTGTGGGAACAGCAGGACAATATATCTATATAGATGGATTTATGCTAAATGAAATATCTGCTACTGATTACGCTTTAAGCGATGCAGAGTTATTGGTAAAGTATCCATATGTAGATAGTTACGCTTGTCTCCAAAATCCATACTTTGAAAACAGGCGCTACAATTTAGTAAGAAATGGTAACTGTGAAGAAGGTATAGGGTATTGGCAATTTATGTATGGAACTGGAACAATATCAGTCGAGAATGGTAAATTCAAATTAGTAACGACTTCTGCTTATACTTATTGGGGGCAAACTATAAAAGTAAAACCTAATACAAACTATTACCTATCAGGCAACTGGAGTGGTAATGGATTCTTTATAACCTTAAATTCTGGAGGATCACAACTGCATGATGGTTTGGGTGTAATTAATACGGGTGATAGTACAGAAATTCATCTAATTCTGCATGGGGGAACAACAGCAGGCACAACATATTTTGATTCTATTATGCTTGTGGAAGGTACAACTGCTCCTACTGCATACAAATCCTGTGATTTACAGAGATTTGTGATAGAAGGTCAGTTTACTCAAGATGATCAAGTAAATATAGAAAATGGTAAAGTGTCGGGGTTATTAAACTGGAAACATAGAACATTATATGGTAAGGATTATGATTGGCAAATTAATGCTAATCCCAGTGGTAGTAAGGAGATAGTTATAATGAATAGGGAATTTTCATTAGGTGTAGCGTCTAATTCTTATCTTATAAAATATGATGGGCAAGTGCTTAAATCTTTTGGAGAGGACTCAGCAGTTATAGCTGGTGACCAATATCGTGCCGTAGCCTCACTAAACTATTTTTTAATAGGTATACCTAATTTAAGTTCGGGGTGGATAGATGCTGTCCAACCAAATTCAGATGAAATAAAATCATATATGAATGGTTGGAGAACTTTATCATATGATGTTGGCGTTGGTCGATATAACCTCTGGGCAAATCTGAGTAAACCTACATCAGTTTTTGGTACTGATACATCAGTTTATCCTTCTGGTACTGCTACTACCTTGACCGCTCCCGTTACAACAGGTAATACAAGTATTACCGTGGCTGATGCTAGTATATTTAAAATTGGTGAGGTTATATTTATATATGGTCAAGGTGGTGTAATAATAACAAATATAGTTGGAAATGTAATTACTACTGCTTATGGAGCAGCACTTGATTTTGCTGTAGGACGTGTGGTGGTACGTGGAGACAATCCAACTGGTGGTGACTATAGGATTGTGAATTATTGTAAAACTAATGTATCCTCTGGGTATGAAGGATATCAATTACACTACAAACTGGCTAATCCAGAACCGATAACAGATATCAATACCCATGTTCATGGTGAAATATGGGATATGGTTAAGGGTGACAACTACATTACGGTTGATTCTGGTATTGTACTGGCTGAAATCGCCAATGCTGTTTTATATGGTACAAATTACGGAGTTAATAATACTTTAAGAGCAGGAAGTAATCTTAAGTATAAGGCAGAAATTATAACAGGTGTGTATCATAATAGCATATATGATGCATGGGTATTAAGACAAGACGATATTTACGCAATAGGTAGAGCCGATGCATATATAGACCAAGGTAAATATGATACCTCTGCAACCTACACCGTAGACTACCAAATCCTTAAAACCATACATGCTCAATCATTTGGTAGCCTATCATTGTCTTACTCTCAGAGTGTAATAGCAACGTTGGAAGGACATAGCAAGGAACTTGAACAGAAACAAGCTAAGAGCAGCGTATTAGATGATATAAATGATTTAGCTAGCCTTGAGAGTATTGTTTCTGGTGGTGATGCTAATGGCACTCAAATGCCATATAGAGGTACAAGAACATGGTTTACTCAACAAAGTCAAACAAATGTAGCGATAAATATCCCGTTTAAGGTGACTAAAAATACAGTTCCATATATTAATATAAAATCTTGGTCAATGGTGGTTACAGATAATATTGGTAATCCAACAACTGTAAAAGCTGCTGATATATTGAATGGTAGTCCTATTGTCAGATATGTGACTAAAGATTATGTTGTTATTAACGTTGTGTTACTTGCTGGTACATTGGCAGATAATGCATTAAATTGTGGAGCATATGTCACAATTAAACTGGATGCAGATTGCAGAAAGAAGGTGTAGAAAGATAATGTTAAGAGTACAAAATGATGAAGTAATATACAACAATTCTGAAAATCTTGGTAAAGTACAGGATATGGAATATACAGGGTTTGGGTTTAGTATTATCACCCCTAATAATCCCATGCCTTTTTTTATTCCGGAAGAGGACTGCTCGATATCCGAAGAACAGGTATTCATTGCATACCACGAGTACTATAAGAACAGCGGAGGGATTAAACCTTCCGAAGAAATGGCTTTGTCAGTATTAATTGAAAATAGGATTAAAGATTTTAGTGATGAATGTTATAAGAGAACAATTAATGGAATTGATTTTAAATATAATGATGAAATTAAACATTATTCTCTTGAGGTTGGAGATCAAGTTAAATTAATGGCTACTTATTCTGAAGTTGCAGCTGGTAAAACAACAGTTTCATGGCATTGTGATGGAGAAGAATGTACATTATGGAGTGCTGAAAAATTTATTGCATTCTTTAAAGAAGCTACATATTTTATAAAAATAACAGAATTAACTTTTAATTCAGGGTTAAGACCTCAAACTCAAAGATGTACAACAAAGGAAGAAGTGGATGCTGTTGTTTGGGGCATGGACTTTGATGAAGACATAAAAAATAATTTAGATGGTTTAATTGCGATAATTGGATAGGTGATATTATGAGATGTATTAAATCTATTTTTAAGCTGCTGATACTTTTTTGTATCGGTGGCTTTATTTATTATTTTATTGAGATATTTTACAGAAATTTATCTACATGGCAAATGGCGATTTTAGGTGGATTATGTTTTGTTGCTTGCGGATTAATCAATGAGCTTTACTCATGGGAAACCCCATTATGGTTACAAAGTTTAATAGCTACAATTATTATAACACTTCTAGAATTTATAAGTGGTTTAATTCTTAATGTGTGGTTAGGATTGCATATTTGGGATTATAGTAATCTTCCCTTTAATATTTTTGGGCAGATATCTTTATATTTTTCGTTAGCTTGGCTCTTACTTTCAGTAATTGCTATTGTTCTCGATGATGTTTTAAGATGGCTTTTGTTTCATGAGGATAAACCAAGATATAAATTATTTTAAAGGATATAAAACAACTATTTTAAGGGGTATTTTAAAGAAATATATTGCTGAATAAAATTAATATGGTTGTCTATTAAGGTTGCAAACTTAATGGATTTAAAACAAAGACTCTGTGCCGTTAACACAGGGTCTTTTTCCATTTATAAAACTTTTAACGGAGGGTTTAATGTGTCAAAAAATAAATTAAAAACGTATGAATTTTCATTTACAAAAAGAAATTCAGTAGTGGTGAATTGTGCTATATGTGGCAAACTAGAGACAAAACAATATGAAGACTATATTAAAAACATTTTTTATGATAACAAATATTATTGTAGCACATGTTGCATAAAAGAAAATTTAGTTAAAGATGAACCTAATCAAATTATATATAAAGAGAAATATAAAAAAGAAACATTTGAAGAATGGTGTATTGAAAATAATAGAAATGATTTATTGGATAGATGGAATAACGAATTAAATAATTGTTTACCGAGTGAGGTATATAAAACTAAGGGAGACTATTGGTTTAATTGTCCTAAAGGGGTTCATGAGCCAGAGCTTAAAAGTATTGCTTGTATTATAAAGAACCAAAATACTTCAGCAAAATGTAATAAATGCAATTCAATTGGTCAATGGATATTTGATAATTTGGGAAACGATGCTCTCGAAAAATATTGGCATAATAGTAATGTTCTAAATCCATTTGATGTACCAAGAAGTTCAACTTTGAAACCGATTTTTCAGTGCCAAAAATTTGAGTATCATATATATAGTGTTGCATGTTGTTCATTCATTCAAGGTACTAGATGTGGATATTGTTGCAGTAAAAAAGTACATGAACTTGATTCACTTGGTGCAAATATACCAAAGGCTATAGAATTATGGTCTGATAAAAATGAAAAAACTCCATTTGAGGTTTCCATCGGTAGTCTCATAGAAGTTCCATGGTGGAAATGTTCAGAAGGAATACATGAAGATTATCAACGGAATGTTCATGCTTCAAATACATATGATTTTAGATGTCCTTCATGTGCATTTTCAAAAGGAGAAAAAAGAATTTCTGAAATTTTAACTATCCATCATATTCTTAATGAGCCTCAAAAAACTTTTGATGGACTAATTGGTTTAGGAGGAGGTCTTCTCTCTTATGATTTTTATCTACCAGATCATAACTTATTGATCGAATATCAAGGTGAGCAACATGAAAAAATTATTAAAGGTTTTCATAATTCAAAAAAAGATTTTGAGAAACAACTTGAACATGATAGACGTAAGAAGCAATATGCAATAAATAAAAATATAAACTTGTTAGAAATTTGGTATTGGGATTTTGATAATATAGAAAATATTTTAAACAACGGATTGAATTTAAAAAAGAAGAGAATTTAGTTTTATTTTAAAACTTATCTTCCTTTTTCTTATTTAAAAGAAAGTGGTGATTAAATTAATGTTATTGAAAAAAGGTTCTAAAGGTAATTTAGTTCTAACTATGCAGAAATTATTAAAGTCATGTGGCTTTAATATATCATGTGATGGAATTTTTGGAAGTGGAACAGAAAAAATTGTTAAACTGTTTCAAGAGGATGCTCTCATCAAGCCAATTGATGGAATTGTTGGGAACGTTACTTATCAGGCTTTGATTAATGCAGTTAAAAATATTACAAAAAATTATAATGAAAAAATTATTTGGCTTAATCCGAAGGATTTAAAGTGCAGTTTAGTTTCATCTACTTCCACTTCCCTACTTCAAAAACACAAGAGTTTTATGAATGGTGCATTCTTTTGGTATTTTGCAAACGGGGATAAAAAGAATCATGTAATTGGATGGTTATATAGTGAAGGAAAAGAATTGAACTACAGTAATTCAAATAAGTTCAGAGGTACTTTTTTAGTTCTCAAAGATGGTACAACAATTGTAAAAAGAATGAAAGATATAGAACTAATGGAGTATAAAAAGAAAAATCAGATATGGTTTTGTATTCAAGGTTTTGAAACTTTTGATGGTGAAAACATGATCATTGAAGGTTGGGATAAAGATGAGGTTGGTAGAAAGTGTATAAGAAATATTATGGCTTATAATTCTACTACAGGCAAAGTACTTATAGCATTTTTTAATGGAAATTATAACATAGCTATTCAGGTTGCTAAAAAATATAAATGTGATGGCTCTATTTGTTTAGATGCAGGAGGTTCAAGCAATTTGATTATATCTGGTGCTAAAATCTATTCAACATCAAGAACGTTAAATAACATTGTGTATTGGAATTAGAAAGAAGTGATTAAATATGCCTAGTGTTAAATTTAAGTATTCTGACGAAGTATATGTTTTCCCCAAACTTATTCAAGCAATAAATATTTTATGTGTAGCTAAAGGGAAAGATTGCTTATGTTCATCAGGTTATAGAAGTATAGAAAAACAAAAAATAATAAATAAAGATGTTTTGGCAAGTCATAAAGGTGCTTATCAGACAGAAGATGGTGCAGTATATACTGGCACTGGTGATAATAGGATTTGTTGGGCTTCGGCATATGGTAAGTCAAATCATAATTATTGTATTGCTATGGATATACCAGATGAATGGTTTACGCAACTATCTAACACTGAATTAAAATCATATGGGTTAATAAAACCTATGGAGCATGAACCTTGGCATGTTCAATTAATTATACATAACGGCATTACATTAAAGCAGAAACAAGAGATCAGAGATATGGTATTGGGAGTTGATGATATGTATATTCAATTTGGTGATAAAAATGACAAAGTAAAAACTATACAAAATTATCTTAATGATTTAGGATATGATTGTGGAAATGTTGATGGCAATTTCGGTAATAAAACTCTTGCATCTGTAAAATCACTACAAAAAAAATATGGATTGGAACAAACAGGGAATGTCGGAACTGATGAGTTGGTTAAAATAATTATTGAATTTAAAGGAATTGCTGAAAGTACTGAAAATGAATTTAAGATAATTGAAAATAAGCTTAATAGCGTTAAAGATATTGTAAATAAGGTTTAATACAGTATAGGGAATAGATTCGTGAAAACGGTCTATTCCCCTTTTTTTACGGTTTATATTTCGAAATAGATATCTATCGTAAACTGGTTATTTACCTTGTTTTTCAAGTTAGAACATTTAGATAATTTCAAGTCAATTTCGCATTTAAATGTATCGAGAAGGACATAGCTTGCGTTAGATTTAAATGCCAGCTTCTTCTCAATTTTTTGTCCAGATTTGAGAATAAATTGATAATGATTAAAATCTATAATAATTATTTTTGACACTATGTCTTTAAAAATTTTCTCATTGAAATAATCTAGCTGTTTATATTCATTAAGTGCAACTTTAATTTTTTCAATAGTTTTTTGACTATCATTAAATATATCTGAAGTCTTCTCAATTTGTTCTTTTTCGTTGTATAAGTCGTTTAACACATTTTCAAGCTGTGATATATTCATATCATAAATGTTACTGTTATTTAATTTACTTATAGATTTCAATTTAATAACATTGCTTAACTCTAATTCAATATCGTTAATTTTATCATTTACAATGTTTATTTCTTTCGAAAAGTCAGTAGAATTAATGTAAAAATCAAGACCATTTTTAAAATCTTCAAGAAATTCTTCCTTATTAACTTGAATATCATTATATACTAGTACAAAAGCCTCTTTTAAAGCACTATCAATAACTGCTGAAGCATCACAGAAATCTTTTTTATTTCTGACATACCCCATACACTCCCAAACAACTCTTTCATATTTTTTACCATTGTGCCAAACTGTTCTTCTAAATGATTCTTTGCATTTTCCACATTCAAGCATTCCACTAAACGGATATTTGTTACTATGCTTAGTTCTTCTTCCTGTTTCGGCTAATTGTAAGGTTCTTCTTCTTTCAATTTCTTCTTGAACTTTATTAAATATTTCTTGAGATATTATTGGGTCATGATTTTTTTCAAATAGATATTGCCTTTTTTCACCCTTATTCTTTAATGATTTATGAGATAAGTAGTCTGTAGTATAATATTTTTGCTGTAACAAATGCCCACAATACTTTTCATTTTTTAAAATTCCTAATAGTGTTGAAGGAGACCATTTATTTTTTCCACTGACAGTTTTAATATTTAATTTTTCAAGTTTTCTACAGATTTGTACAGTACCATCACCATCAATATAATTATTGAAAATAAACCTTACTACCTCTGCCTGTTGTTCGTTTATAATTAATTTTCCATCACTAATATCATAACCAAGTAAATTGCCGTTTCCATATACTTTACCCTTTTTAAATGATTTGTCATTACCCCAGTTCACACGCTCAGAAGTTTGTCTACTTTCATCTTGAGCTAAAGAGCTAAATATTGATAATAATACTTCTCCATCACTATTTAATGTATTAATTCTTTCAGTTTCAAAATATATAGCCACATTATTATCACGTAAAAGTCTCACATATTGAAGTATATCAGCGGTATTTCTTCCAAACCTTGCAATAGATTTAACTAAAATCATATCAATTTTACCATTTAAACACTCTTGTATCATTCGCTTAAATTCTGTTCGGTTTTTTAAACTGGTACCGCTAACGGCTTCATCAGCAAATATTCCAACATATTCCCAATCTTTATTATCTTTAATATAATTTTCATAATGATCAACTTGATTCTCATAACTATTCAATTGTTCATCTTTATCTGTACTAACCCTGCAATAAGCGCAAACTTTTAATTTTTTCATTTTAGTACTTTTTGCACTATCAGTGTTTATCTTGGCGGTTATAAGAATTGGTTGTTTTTCAATCACTTTATTCATATGATACCTCGCATTTATTTATATCATTTGTGCAATAGTATTATATAATACCATATATTTATTTGCAAATAAAAAAGAAAATATTACTCTATTTGAGTAATATCCCTTTCATTGACTTTGTAAAAATCTTTATAATAATTAGTACCTCTTTTTACTATTTCTTCAGTTATTACACCGTCTTTAAATAGTTTTTCAAGCAATCCAATGCAAAAGAAATACCCCAATACATTTTTTTTCATATAACCTCTATTATTCTTACTCCTATAAAATATGTATTATTTGTTTATTAAATTTATTCCACCCAATAAAATTCCAATTTTATTCCTTATGTATTATATTCTTTTAGTTGTCCATTACTATCATATGTTGTATATTTCTGATTCTCTCTTAAAACCCTAATAGCTTCTTCAGATGCACTAAGTTTCAATTTTAATTTTTCATTTTCACTTTTTAATTCTTTAAATCTAGACTTAAATGCAATATTCACTAATTCAAATCCAAACACTGCTCCACCTATGAAAGATACTATTAACCAAAAAGTCATCTTCTGAGTTTCCTCTCTTTTACTTTATGTTTATATAAGTGATCAAGGATTATTTTAGCTAATTTATTTATCATAGTAATTTCCTTTCAATATCTGTCCAATTGACATATCTATTATATGTATCGGATTTAGTCCATTCATATTCATCGCCGAAGAGTAATTTTAGTTCCGCTGAAGATGTTGAAAGATTTTCAGGCATATCATCAATTATAATACCACCTCTCGCATCAACTATAGATTTGTTCATTTGACATCTACTATTTTTAAGAAGAATATAATTGTTAATGAATGGTAATTTAAATTCAAGATACAAAGCCTTCAATCCCAAATTTCTAGGTTGACCAATTGATAGAGTGTGCAATTGATATTTTTCATTTAATCTTCTCATAACATCATATGTATTTTCGTTAATTAATTCCAAACCGTCGAAGAAAGAATAGCTATTGAAGAATTCCATTTTATCCTCATGAGTCATTAATGGACAAATTGATTTCATTTCATAATCTGTGCATTCCCACCACTTTGCAGGTCTAAAATCAGGATGGTTTACAAACTTTTGATTATATTGTTCAGCAATTCTTTGAGTTGAATTTACAAGTGTGTTATCAAAATCTACAAATAGGTTTTGCTTAATCATATTTCACTTCCTTCTTCTTTTATATAAATTTCATTAAGTTGTGTATACAACTCCTCTAGGTTACTGGCCTTAATTACATAGTCAAAACCTTTAAAGTCATCCAGTGCAGTTTCACTTTCATGAGCCTGTTGCTCTGGAGTCAGATCACTTTCAAAATTTGTACGAATAATTCTTATAGTAACTGCATCTTTACCGAACTTTTCTTTTGGTATTAAAACTTCATTTGGGAATCTAACATCTGATATCAAAAATGCATCAAAGTAATCAGATAATATTTCAATATCTTCGCAGATTCTATCTGCATGGAAATTTGGTTTATTAAGTCTTTTTCTTATTACATCAGTGCCAATTCTTTGCAAAAATTCTCTTGGTTTAGTTTCTTCGCTACCATTCCATCCGAAAAAGTCTATGGCGTATCCTTTTATGTATTTTGCGTATAAAGTATGTGCTACGCTTTTATTATCTTTTTCTAGTAGCGTCTTAAAATATTCACAAGCCGTATCTTTACCTGATCTGGCTTTTCCAGAGAATAAATAGACTTTTGTTTTCAGCATTGTATTGTAATCCTTTCGTTTAATCAACTATAATATCTTCAAAAATTTCTGGTAACTTTGCTTTTAATTCATTTAATAGTGGTATAGCGACTTCTCGCATTTGAGGATGTGCTACATTAGCAGTTCTAAGTTTTAAAAAATGTCTCCATTCGCGTAAATTCATAGTCACAACTATTTCTGTCTTTAATGAATTTGGTAATACAGATCTTGCTTCTTGTGGAGTACAACCAATTTTAAGGAGTTCCCTATAAGTGTCCTCTGCCACTATACAAGAAGTTCTCCACAACTCATATTCTCTGAATTTATCATCAGATTTCCAGAATACAGGTTCAATCACAGTAATCTCATTACCGAATTTATCATTGTTGTAATTACAATACCTTGTACTCTCCTGTGCATATGAAGCTATACGATGTCTAACAATCTCATGGGATACTCCTCTATCACAAATAATCTTTACTGTGATAGATTGATGCTCTATCATAGCTTCATGACCACGATTTATAAGCATCCTTACAAATTTACTAGCGGAATCTTCGGTGATCTTATCTCCACTTTTATAGCATGTTCTTCCTGCAATCTCGATTGATTTTAAAATTTCTTCTTTGTTGATTAAGGATAAAATTTCATATTCTGCTCTAATAATCTTCATTTGAACATCCTTTCATAATTTATATTATATTATTGTAGATAAAGCATTTTAATATTTACCATTAAGAATGTCATGCCTAATGTAACTTCTATCTACGAACTTTAAACAACTTCCTAATATTTCTTTAGGTATATCTTTAATATCTTCACCTTTTCGTGAGCAATATGGCTTGCCTTTTTGATTTATGGAACAAAGAAATCTGCAATTCGATGTGCATTTCATATAGACACAACCTTTCTTAATGGTAAATGGTTTATAATTTAAAATTATTAGTTCTTTTCTTACAATCAACATAGCTTACTACGGATACCACAGTCCATACCAATCCAATAAGTCCAAACATAAAATACATATATGGATTTGTTTTCTGATCACCAATAATTCGCCAATGTATATAACCGTATGTTCCTGCTATAAATGTTATTATTGATATTGAGAAGAAACATAATATGCTTAATTTTAATGCTTTCATTTTCACCATCCTTTTGATTTAGCACATAAAATATCTCTTTTAATTGCTATTTATTTGTACTTCCAAGACATCCCATACCACGTTCAGAAGCAAAGGATTTTAATGTTTCATATTCAACTTCTTCAACATCAACCTTTGGTACAAGAAGTAAGACTGCTTGACATATTGCTTTTTCATAGGGATAGTCAATTACATTATTTGGCATTATTTGACCCCATATATCCATATTAGATACATTTTCTTTTCTAATAACTAAGTATGAGTCATTGTGATTTGTAATTGGCACAAACCATTCTTTTCGATAGCCCGAATCTATCACACCACTTCTTTGTCCTATTCCTTTAATACCTGTGCTCCCACGTTCAAATAATTGAAAATAATAATCATCTGAACATGCACTTGCAATTCCTGTAGGTATTGATTTTGTTTCATGCGGATAAATTATTATATAATCTTCTTCAAAACATGCATAAATATCATATCCGGCATCTTCTTTTCTTTTGCTTGGTATAACTGCATCAGGTTTTACTTTTGAAAAATAAATTATTTGATTCATTTATTAATCCTCCACTTTAATATAAAGATCACAACAGCATTCTAATTTATATCTGAAATCACGACAGGGGCAGTAGTTGTTTATAACTCTCTCAATTTTACAAGGGCAATAACCTTTATTTTCTTCAACTGCTTTTCTAATTTCTTCAACCTTTTTACTATCAGTATTTAGTTTAATTCTCATAAGTTCCTCACTAATGTATCAAACTATTTCAGCTTGAATTTATTTGTTATATCTATTAGTTCTTTGTTAATTATCTTATAGAATATTTGATTTGTATTTTTAGATTGCAATCCACCTAATTTATGCTGATAACTTCCTAGCTTTAAATAATCAAGATATGGAATTGTTTCTTTTAGAGTATCGATTGAATCTAATCCACTATACAAACATGTTCTCAAAAAGTATTTATTCTTAATATCTGATAATATTTGATTTAACTCTTCGACATTTTGATCGCCACCGAGCATACACACACAAGTAATAAGGCTTTTGTATTCTTTAAGTATCTTATCAATATCCTCTGAAATATAATTCCCTTCGTAATTCCATAGGTAAGCACTGTGACAACCCTCACACTTATGAGGGCAGCCACTTATATTAATTGCTAGTGATATTTCGTCTGGAACTTCTTGAAATACAATATCATAATTTGTATATTTTAGTTTTTGATTATTCATAAAATCTCTTCTTTGCTTCAGATTGTCTATCTTCAGAAAATCTTGATAATCTTTTTAAATATCCTATAATACGTGTGATATAATCAACATCATTACTTCCACATTTTTCACAACTTGATAGATGATGTTTGCTTATAAAACCGCACTTATTACAAATTGTATTAGGGATATTAAATGTGAAATATGAACAACCTGTTTTAATTGCATCTTCCAATATTTTCAAGTATTGTTCTTTTGATAAATGTTCATCTAAATTTCCATGTAATGCCGAACCACCGTCCAGATATTTAGTTAATCTTTCACCATGAAGAATAAATTTATCTAGAAGATTTGTGTTCGCATCTTCAACAATATAAAAGTAGCTATTGTAGCAATTTCTAGGAACAAAATACCCATCTTTTTTATCCCAATTTGCATTCTTTACTCCAAGATTCTCAGCAGGAACGAATTCAGTATTAAACATTACTTCATTTGTTTTTGCCTTTTTATTTTCTTCGTATATAGGTTTCAAAACGTTTTCACCATAAACAAAGTATTCTTCATTGGGTGAAATATTTATCTCTAAAAATTCAGCTCCTTCAACAAATCCGTTAATACCAATAGTTAAATACTGTTTTTCTAATGATATGTAGCCAGCATCATATACAGGCAATAACTTTGATTCATAATTGCTCTTCACAATTTCATTGTAAGCATATAAGTATTTATGAATCTTTTGTACTTGATTACGAATGGCATCTGAAATATTCCAATTATTCTTTTTGCAGTTTTGTACAAGTCTATTAATATTTATTGTAATTACACCTTTACTACCAGTAGATACGCCTCCTGCACCTAATGTAAATGAAAATGTATTGTCTGATATTTCATTTTTTAAGCGACAGCATGAGCTTAATGAATCGACACTATTACTTCTATATGTAAAGAAGGAATGTCCTCTTTCATACATTATCGCAACATGATTTTTCCATTCTTTATCAACATAATCAATACCATCGTCGAGCAAATTAACTGTTTCAACAGGGAATGTAATTACCTTCTTTAATCTTTCGTCATTTAGCCAGTTCATGAAAGCCTTTTGCAACCAATTTATACTATTCCAAATTGGTGTTGTACCATCTGGAAAAACAAAGTTATCAAATATACCTTCAAAATAAGGTCTATCAAAATAAGCTATATTCCAAAAAACACTTTGAAAATTTCTTGCTGCCGCAGGTTGATTTAATGAGTATACTACTTGTTGAAAAATAGATTCTATTTCATCTTTCATAGTTTTTGGATTACTTGAAACTGTGACAATTTTATCAACATCAAGAAAATATTCATCTCCATATTCTTTCCTAATAAAATAGTCCAAATATGTTAGAAATTCAGGTGTTGATACCGCTCCAGCAAATTGTGAAGCTACGGCAAATACTAGATTAATGAAAGCACCTGCAAATGAATGAAGATTTTTGGGTGCTGCCGATATCCCTCCAATAGATTCTAAACCATTAAATAAAAATGGATACATTGTAATGCTTACACAATATGGTAACAACGGATTTGTTTCATCGTGACGGTACAATTCATGTGTTTCTAGTTGTCTTATGTATTCAATGGCTAAATCCTCACCAAATAATTCAGTAATTTTATTAACCATCATAAGTCTATTTGTTCCAATAGCTTCTTTTTTATATAATTCGCCTGTAAGTGTAGTTACATTCTTATGTTCAACATTTGCATTTGAGTCAACTTCACTTCCAGATGATGCATTTATTGCCTTTTTATATTTTTCAATAAAATTAAGATACTTTTGATAGTTGTTTAGCATGTATTAATTCCCTTCTTGGAGTGTGGTGTTTATTGAATTTATCCATTTTACTGATTCACTAAGATTCATAATTCTTCCACTGACTTCTAACATTGGTACTGATTTTAGACCCTTGGATAACATTAAATTAGTATCAGAGCATACTTCATATTCAATATTACTTTCATCTAATTTTGATTTTAAAACTTTACATTGCGGACAATTTGTACTGTACAGTATAGTTATCAATAATTATTCCTTCTTCCTTATGTATTATCTATTCTCTTTTTCAAACCAATCATTAAATATTGAGCAAACCTACTATGATCTGAAGTATATTCATTTCCTTCATCAATAAATTGATTAACAGCATCATAGAAATAATTGTCAATTAGCATTTGAAACTGTAATTTTATTTCCTGTTTATAAGCTCTTCGGACAGACAATTCTTTATCAATTTGCTCGTTAATGTATTTTTCATAGTTGCACGTCTCTGTCACCTTCTTTCGTTTGTACAGTTGTTGTTGAATTGTGGGCATTTTTCTATGTCGGCTATTTTACTACTCTACTCCCTTCTCTATGTTTTTTTACTTTAACTAATATGTTTTGAAACAATCAGGACACTTTAATCCATTCATGGTTTCTAAGGCATATGTGTCTCCATATGGTCTTTGTTCCTGCCACTCATTAACCATTAATTCCATATTGCAATCAGGGCATCTTTGATTTTCTAATGCAAAATCTGCTAAAGAATTATTTAGAGAATTTATTACTTGCGATATATTACATGCTCTAACAGAAGATATTAATCCTTTAATTACTTCAATAGCATTTTCTGCATCAGATGATTCTTTTAGCGATTCTAAAATTTCTCTTACTTCGACTATCTCCACTGCTTCACCACCTTTCAGAAATAATTCGGTATTTTCTTATGTAAAATAGGTACTTCATTAGCAGATTTAATCATTTTATTTTTTGTATAATTGTAAAGAGTCCAATTACCATATGATTTTGTAATTATCCAAAGTGTTTCTGTTTGAATATCGAAATATTGCTCTTGAATTTCTTCAGAATTATATTTCTTTTGTTGTAAATAATGACTCATAAAAATAGCATCCTTAAATAATATTTATTCCAGCTTCTTTAAGCAGCCGCTTACATAGTGGGCGCGACATTTCTTTCTTGAAATGAAAATTAACAGTCATAATTTTAGTGCATCCATCTTTGCAGTAGTTATAATGATTACTTGAATGATGACTATATTTCCATCCATTTGCAATAAGTAAATCTGCAAATTCTTTTGGTGTAAATCCTTTCATTCTCATTAAATACTCCTCCTTCCTTTAAAATGATTCAAGTGCAACACTTTTTTTATATTATAATATTGTAGTTTAAATATTTTTAATTCCTTTAAAATTAGATTTTTAAGTGCTGATCTATACTTATATTTTTTCTATTATCCATTTATAATCCCTTGATTTATTATATCGTCTAATAGTTTTATTGATTTTTAGTATTAAAAATGTAATGATTTTAAACCTAAATCGTGTTGCATTAATTTTATTAACCCAAAACAACCCATTACTATTGATTTTAACATAATAATTTTCCAATTTACTTTTAACTATGTACATGCTTATCCTTTTCTGTTCAATTAAAACTACTCTTTTATGTGCTGATTTTTCTTCCTATGGATAACCAAGGAATTTGTGTTTGAATAGCTTTGCCACTTATTATTATTTTTATTTCATCATCAGTTAAATCAATTCTTACATAATTATTTACTGGTTTCTTTTCACCTGTTTCTTTTAAAATTATATGTAACATAATCCCTTCCCGTCTAAAATATCATCAATAAAATTAATCATTTTTTCATCCCTTTTATTTGGAAATTCTAGCCACTCATTGTTAAAATTAATATAGAAATATATCTCATATTTTGACTTATCAATGTTATTATAGAACTCTTTTATTTCTGATAAGTCATTAGTGCAATCATAAAGTTTTACACAGCAACAACCTATTTGTCTAACGTTAATCCTATACAAGAAATTCTTGAGTAATATTTCTCTAATATCTATCATATTATTTATATTCTTTATTTCATTTAAAACTTGTATAACATTTTTATTATTTTCCATAATATTACCTTTAAAACAAATATTTTATCGCCACTCTTTTACATCATATCCGTCATTTCTAAGCCATTCCGCAACCAAATGTCTATGACAGAAGTCAGTTGGTTTTTCATAGCATACCAAAGCTATATGCGGTAAATAATTTAATCCTTTAATATTACCAGTCATGCTCAATAAATCTAAAATTACTTCTCTGGAATTTAAGGTGTTCAATACTTCTTCGTTAAAATGTTTTATGTAATAATTGTTATCATGATTCTTTTTCCATTCCATAAAGAAACCATACTTAGGTGCTAACTTTTTATATTGTAGTCCTTTATACCAATCTGGAGCTTTACCACATATTGATATAGGAACAATACTGTCTGGCAGCTTTTTTAGGTTTGCAAAATATGTAGTATATATCATAATGTTATCCTTTCAATTTTGATTCTTTTAAATTAGCTTTAAAAATTTATCCAAATAGTTTTTATTCAATAATTCTACTATTGTACCCTGATGATAATTGCTATGTTCAGATTTCAAAGCTACTAATATATTATTTTTATTTGCATATTCAGCTAATATGTCTAATGAAACTATATCAAGCTCTTCTATAGGGTAATCCTGAAAATGATCACTCTCCATAGCATCTTTGATCATTTTTTCTATTTTCAATAAAGTGTTTATATCAACATTATCTAATTTCAGTAGTTTTGGTGTATTCATATTTTCTTCTCCTCAATTTACAGTTTAATATTATAGTATTTTAGTTTTTACTTGAAATAGAAGTTTTAAATACTTTTTAGTATGTCAATTAAATCTTTACATTCTTGAATAATGGATTCTCTTCCCTGTTTTATATATTGTCTTATAACATCTGCTTGACAATTAATTGTATTTTTCCCTTTGAATATATCATGAAACTCATCAAAACCTGAAGCATAATCAACAAGGTCAGGATTTCTGTCTAAATATTTAACCCATAGTAATTTGTACCAAGGAGTTAAATATCGTACATCTAAGCTTTTTCCATTTATCTCAATATAATCAGGTTTTTTACCTTTAGCTTTTGAGATATTCATGTCATTAAATCTCTTACAACCTTGATAATGCCTTTCTATGTTTGTGTTCCTTCCGAACACCGTAATATTTGCATATAATGCAGAAAATCTCTTATCACCTTTAGACGAACATTCAAGAATCATCATATTTACTTCCTTTCAGGGAATGAAATCCCGTTTTTATTCGAATTGTTTCTATACTCAATTTGGAACTCATACATTTTGGGATAATCTTCTTGAATTATACAACCTCCATTAAGATTAATAACACCCGAAGGCATTTTACCTTCAAGTATTAATTTACATGAAGTAGTTCCATCATCGTTTCTTATTAAAAATTGGCAATTACCTTTAATCTTTTTATCTTTTCTTCTCCCTTTGCTACATAATTCCAATTCACAGCAAAGTCCACATCTGTTACAATGTTTCATATACCTACCTGCCCATAAAATTCAGATTTTAATTAATTATTTATATAAACATGAATAATTTTCCATATATTAGGAATAATCTATATTATTAATAATACGGAGGTTATTATCATGAAAAAAGTAAGCGTAGCTGAACAACCAACCATTGAAAGTCCTAAGAGGAAATATAATAAAAAACCAAAATCTGAACCTAAATTAAGTGTTGTGTCTATCGAAACTGTTGAAGTTGAAAATCTAAAATCTGAAATAATAGACCTTAGAAAAGAAAATGAAAGGCTTCAAAAGTTAGTTTCCCTTGCTTCAATTACAAGCCGCAACACTCTTGTAGAATGTACTAATGATGATATTGATTTATTATATCTAAAATATCTAACCGAGAATCTCACCTCGTATAATAATGCAAAAGTTTTAAAGATCGACAATAAAGCTATAATTCCTAAGAGCTATTATGAAATTCGGGTTGGTGAATAACCAACCTTTTTATTTTTATTATCACACGCAATTTCGATTATACAATAATACTCCCCCAATACAACTAATTTGAGTCTAACAATTAACTTTATCTCTCTGTCACAATTTGATTATACTCTCACCGAAAGATAAAGTCAATAATTATATTATAATATTTCAGTTAAAGTTTTAAGTAAGTCTTTTAAATAAGTTTCTCTATTAAAATCTGCTTTTTTCTTAATAGAACGATTTATTGTATCAATATCTCCAAAATGAAATACTTTCTCTTTAGCTCTGGTTTGACCAACATATATTAAATTACTATTCAACATAAATGTATGTGCTTTAGGTGTAAGTAAGATTACTATTTTAGCCTGACCGCCTTGTGATTTATGAATGCTTATGCTGTATGCAAGTTTTACATTTTGCATATCATCTCTTGAATATATAACTGTGTCTGTAGAAAACTTATCTATAACATTATTAAATTTAATCTCAACTATCTTTCCTATTTCTCCGTTGGGAATAAACACCTGCCTACCTTCATCATCCCAAGTATAATTTTCGTTATATGATGTGGCTTTATAATTATTTACTGTCTGAATAACTAAATCATCTTCGTAAAATTTAGTTTCACCTAAATCCATAAACTTACCATCTAATTCAACATTTGGATTTGCAATAGGCTGTAGTTTTTTGTTCAAATTAATTGTTCCATATTCACCTTTATTATAAGCTGATAATATTAAAATATCTTCTTTCGAGTATCCAGATGATAATAATTTTTTGTATAAAGCAACTACATTGCTGATTATCTTTTCTTGTGGTGAGGGTATAAACATATAGCCTTTATCTTCACCAAATATTTGAGGTTCTTTAGAATCTTTTAACCATTTCTCACTATTTCTCGTTTTAGTTGCCACAGTGAGAATTCCACCTTTACCATACCTAAATACAACAGTAAGTGTATTCATTGGAATAAGTCCAGAATTAATCAAATCAAAAAATACATTACCTGCTCCCACAGATGGAATCTGATCTGCATCCCCAACTAAAAATAATTTAGTTTTCGTGAAATCAATCGCTTCAATCAGTTTTCTCATGAGAAATATATCTACCATTGAAGTTTCATCTACAATTACGATATCATAAGGTAACTTATTCTTTTCATTAAACCCCCATTCTGGAGGCATATATGCCAATCCTCTATGAATTGTTGAAGCATATTCATTAGTAAATTCCGAAATAACTTTTGAAGCTCTTCCTGTTGGTGCAATGATAATAAAAGACTTCTCATTATCCTTTAACATATTAATTACTGCTTTTGTAGATTGACTCTTTCCCATTCCTGCCCCGCCTTTGAGAATAGAAATATTATTCTCACAAACCATAGGAATAGTTTTTACTTGTTCATTAGTTAATTGAATATCATCAAATTTACTATAATCATTTTCTTTGATTGCCCACTTATTCTCGATCTTTAATCCTTCAATCATTCTATTAGCAATATATTTTTCGGTTTCATAAGTTTCTTGAAGAGCCGCAGTCATTGATGTTTTATCAAAATATATATGTTCGTCATTTTTGATAATATCAACAAAATGCCCAATACACTTATTTGCCAATGCTTCTGCTTGTTTTCTCAATTCTTTGATTCCTATTCTCGTATTTCCATTACCTTCATTTTCCTCAAGAAGAAACATAATTGCTGCCTTTTGTCTTTGTTTCGAAGTAAGTAAATCATATGTAAAATCTATTGGCGGTTTATCTCCTTTAGCTCTTATTTTCATACATTCTTCATTAAATGAAAGAAGGATTTTATCTGCTGTTTTAAAAGCTATTCGAGATATTCCACACAGACATTTATACGGATTATCCATTAGTTTTTCTTTAATATTTTCAATTGAAGTATATTTATCAAGTAGAGCTTTTAATATTTTGAAATCAAGAAAACCTTTAAAGTCATTGATGAGTTCGGCTAAAGCAAAGTTTTCGATTATTCTTCTTTTAATTACTCCAAAACGATACTCGCCAATATTGTATAACTTTTTAAGATCAATATCATTAAGCCGATTATTTATAACTCTATCAATAATATCAGGGTAATGCTGCATTAACTGATCTACTTGCTCTCTACTCTCTAATACATTCTGTAGAAACAATCTAACAGAATGTTCAGTCTTAGGTATATCTCTTTTGATGTTTGTAACTTTATATTCAACTCCATATTTACCCTGTTTCTCTTCAGCTTGAATAGTATATTCAATAGCTTCTTCTAAATCATGTAGATTGCCTGATACTGTAACATTGTAGTATTGATTCCTTTTGATATTTGGATATGAATTAAAATCTACATCAAAAGCATATATTTTGTAGTTTTCGGAGGTGTAGATTACTCTAACCATACACCCCTTAAATTCTACTATTGTTTTTTGTTTAGTATCTGTCATTAAAATACCTCATACTTATATAGTATTTGTTCATCTTCATCTGTCTTTCTCCATTCGCCATTGACACATTTTGTTTTCTTTTGAGTTTTCCATTCAATGATTTTTAAGACATCATACAGCTTAAATGGATTCTCAATAAATATTTTTCCGTCTTTGATTTTTGTTCTAATTTCTTGACCGGTTCTAATTTGTCTCAATGTTACATATGGTTTAGTTTTATCTTTATAGGTTTCATATTTAATAATAATGAAAAAATCTTTACCTGCACTATCATTTGTATACTTTACATATTCAAGATAATTCATTTCAAACTTGACTTGCTCCTTAATTGACAAAGGTTTGTCTTCAATTAAAGCTGATGCTTCATTGATATAACCAATCATATCAAGTTCTTTATAAAGTGCTTCAGTTGTTTTACCGCTATATTTTTTTAATAGTTCTTCATTGATATTTAGTTTGCCGATATCCTTAAAATTAATTTGTTTTCTTGTTGCTAAATCTTCAAACAAATCAATAATTTTAAGCAATTTTTTATTCTTTCCAAACTGTCTAAAGAAATCTAGTCCAGTGAGTATTTTTAACTGTCTTGAATTAATCGATGTTTTTTTTATATCTTGCAATAGGTCTATATAAGTATTATATTGTTTTTGTTTAGATAACTCTAATAGCTCGGTTGGGACTTTATCATTTAGATATTTTATTGCTGCTATTCCCTGATAAATCGCTTTTTCTTCTTTATCAAAAGTATATTCTGCAACTGATTTACCAAAAGATATAGGTTTGATGCTAATTTCTAATTGATTCGCAAGTTTCACACCATTATTTGTATCTTCTGTATTTTCAGCTCTATTCAAATATGCAGTTACAAATTCTAATGGATAATAAGTTCTTAATCTAGTTTCTGCATAACCATTCATTGAATAACCTGTCGAATGATTATATCCAAACTGATATTCTGAAGAATCTGAAATAATTTGAACAAATTGATTCGCTTCTTCTTCAGCTATTTCTCTCAGTTTATCTGATTTCTCACAATATCCCTCAAGTATTTTTGGCAATTGTTGATTAAGCAATTCAATGTCCTTTTTACCAATTGCTCTTCTTGTTGTATCAGCCAAAGAACCACTGAATCCACAAATATTAGTTAAGAATTTAATTGTATCCTCCTGATAAACTAAATAACCGTAGTTATCTTTTAAGAGTTCATCTATTTGATTTGAAGGATTTTTATTAAATTCTTTCTTAATTAATCTATCTCTATAGGATTTTCCAGACGGTCTTAGCGAAGCATTTACCAGTGACATATCGTTAATAAACTTTGGTTCAAAATCTTTAAGTAATGAAAACGCATAATCTCCTTCAAATTGAAAAACACCAACATTTGAGTTAATCATATTATTCCAAACTTTTTTATCATTCCAATCTATCTCATGAGCTTTTAAATAGTGAGAATTAATATATTTATATACATCTTTTATTATTCCTACTGTTTTTAAACCAAGGATATCAAACTTAACATAGTTAACAGAATCAACAGCTTTCATAGCACAAACTGATACAGGTTGTGATTCGTCACCATCTTTATAAAATACTCCAAGATTATCTGCTAAAGTTATTGGTGAACCAATAATACCTGCTGGATGATTTCCTTTGGCAATTATAGTTCCTTTTAAACCATCAAAATAGTAGAATAAATTCTTATTGTTGTCTTTTAGAGTTTGGAATTCTTTCTTTAAATTATTAACCCTCGTTAATGCTTTCCCATTTCTGATTCTATTACAATAAATATCATGATAATCAAAGTCGATTGATTTTGCTTCTACTTCATCTAATTCCTCTAAGTTAACTTCTTCGTTAATAATCTTTGAGTATTCATCAAATAACTTATCAAACTGATTTTTTACATCCATAACCACATCTAAATCTTCATATTTCAAACCTTTAGCTAACACGTCAATAGTGCCTCTGTCTTTTAGAGTTGTAAATGAAGCAATGTATGCTGTTTTTTCAGGTGTAAATCTATTAATAATAAATTTGTACACTTTTTCTCTATCTTCAGGAGCAAAATCAATATCTATATCTGCTAAAGATATTCTATCTGCATTGCAAAATCTTGAGAAAACCGTATTCCATCTTACAGGGTCTACATCGGTAATATCAGTTATATAAGCTACTTCACTACCACCAACAGAACCCCTACAAAATCCATATGGAATTTCATTTGCATTACAGTAATCTACTAACTCAGACATGAACATCATAAAGCTTTCCATTCCTTGTTTTCTCATGGCATCAAATTCTTCTTTGATCTTTGTTTTATATTCTTCAATTTTGTTCACATCAATTATTTTTCTCTTAAATTTATTTTGAAGTTTCTTTGCAATTGTCTGTTTCCAAATCACTAAAGCATTTTCCCCATATAAGTTTGGATATTTAAATGATCTATCAAGTTTAAAATCTTCAATCATATCAGCAAACTTGTTTGTATTATTTATTGCTTCTAACCAAATATCTTTAGGTAAAGCATTCTGTTTCTCAAAACATTCAACCAGTTCATCGTATGTTTTCCATACCAGATCAAACTCGTCTTCTTCTCCGTAAAAACTATCTTTAGATATTTGAAGAATCTTTCTACACTCGGCTTTATATTTTGAAGATGAATGTGTATCTGTTCCTGCTATTAAAGGAATATTGTATTGTTTGCTCCACTTGTAGAGTAATTGATTATACTCAATTTGATGTTGTACAGAATGATATTGTATTTCTAAAAAACATCTAGCATTATTTTTTGACATCCATTCCAATATAGATAATACTAGGCCGTCATTATCATTCCTTTTATTCCATAATATTGAAGCAAGACAAGCAGTTGTGATGATAATATTTTCACTTGTGTTCATCAATTCCTGGATGGAAATTCTAGGATTGTAGTAAAAATGTCTATCGGTCTTATCTTCTTTTTTACCTTTAGATGTTGATAAAGAAATCATCTTATTCAACTCTTTTACACCATCTAAATTTTTTGCATATAATCCAATATGGTATCCTCTTTCATCTGCTTCTAATTTTGTGCAAAGATATAACTCAATGCCATGAATATACTTAATACCAGCTTTATCACAATCTTGCTTTTTTTTAATCCAATCGTAAATTCCACCATGATTAGAAAAAGCTATAGCTTTCATTCCTTGTTTTTTTGCTAATTTAATATATTCTTTATAACTCGAACATGAATCTGCATATCCATTGCAATTGCTAGTATCATCATGTACATGTTGTGCAACATAAGTGTTCATATAATACTCCTATTTTATATTATATTATTTTAGTTAATTAAGAAGTCCATTCAGCCATGACAAATCATTATCATCTTCTGTTTTGTTCTCTTCTTTATTCCTAAACAAATCTCTATTTTCTAAATACTCTTTATATGGAAGATGGATTTTTGAACTATATCCACTAAGATTGCTCATAAAATAACTTTCTTTATCTGTAACTTCCTGCCACCACAGTCTGCTATTCTTGGTCTTGCCATACTCTTCTTCTTTCTCCTTAATTTCTTTGACAGTACTAACAATATTATCAGTTAATTCTTTAATACTTTCGTCAGTCAAGGAAACTTCAACATAACAGTCTTTAATTTCAAATTTATCTTTAACATCATTAGGTAGGCAATCTAGTGCATTCTCTTGTTTGATTCTTTCTAAATATTTCTCTATGTCATCTTCAGATGGTTTAATTGATGATTTTTTTAACCACATCTTTGCACTTGATTCTAAACTACCACCAATATCATTTCTTTCAATTATTCTTGACTTCCATTTACCATTAGCTTGTAAACATTCGACTTCTACATATTTAAGAAATGCCCATCTTATAATAATTTGGTTAAGTGGAATATTTAATTTTTGATGAATACCCAACCCATATAAAATTAGCTGACCTTTCTCTTTTTCATATTTTTCACCTTTATAGATTGATGATGTTTTAAAATCTGTAACTATATAAAAATCTTTGTTTTCACGAACTTCTTTATGTATAAAATCTATATAACCCTGAAAAAGAATGTTTTTAATTTTTATAGGTATAAATATTTCTAACAATGGTTTACCTTTAATTCTGTGATGATTTATAAAAAAGTGTCTTAAGCACGCTTCATATTTATCACCAATTTTCTTATTCTTTTCGTCATCACTTCTATCATATTTTAATCCTCCTACGGTAAATTCAAAAAGCTTTTCTTCAAAGTATTCAGACATTTGCTCTTGAGTAAATTTATCTAAGTAAAAGCTTTCTAGGCTATCGTGAGAAGCTGTTCCCATGGGAGCATATATTGAATCATTTCTATCTTCTGGTATTTTTAAAATATATTTTAGAAAATAAATATATTTATCTCCTATATATGTGTTATATTTGCTCCATGAATATATATCTGTACAATTCATCTTCTTTGCAATTTCTTGAATTTCTTTATAATCTTTTCTCATTCTTTTCCCTTTCTTTCAAATATTCCTTATGTTCCTTTTCATCATATTTAACTTTATATTTAAGCATATATTTATAAGTTTTATCTGGTAAATCCATGGGCGCTTGTTTGTTTTCTATAACATCATATTTATCCCATATGTATGAAACCGCTTTGAGTCCATAGAATTTTTCACAAGTATATCTTATGTGTTGTAAAGTTACTCCTTTATCAAAAGCAATTATGATTTCAATATTAAGGCCTATTAGAATTTTAACTTGTTCGTCAGAAATATCATGACAACCAATAGAGACAACTGTCTCATCTTTTCTACTATGTCTTTTTAATACAGATTTCTGACTTTCAGCAACAACACAGTAACCAGCTTTTTGAATACTGTCATAATTCTCTTGTAACCCATATAGATTTATTGATTTAGAGAAAGATTTCAATGGAAAATATTTGGGAATATCAAGAATATCATAAGACTCTATGGTTGTGCGCCCCATAATTCCAAGATAATCTGTTTCTTCCCCACACCAATAACGTTCAGGTATAATGATTCGCTTTTTATCCGCGCTGTATCCAATATTAAATTTTTCACATGTAAATGGTAGAATTCCTTCTCGAATCCAAAGTATATGTGGTAATGGAATATATTCCTTTATAATTTCTTCATCATAAATTTCAATATCATCTAAATTTACTTGATATTTTCTTCTTTTGACTTTTTTAAAAACTGCTAATGGGTCTGGCTTTTCTTCGCCTTTTTCTTTAAAGTTAAATTTATATTCTAAACCCATCAAATTGTGAATGTATTTATTTGCTTCAATAAATTTGGCATCTTTGATATACATTACTAAAGTTACAATATCACCTCTGATTGTTTTATCATCTGGTGTAAAAATTTTTACTGATAATGTTTCTTTATTAATTGCAATTGTTGAGGTAGATCGATGATTAGGTAAACCGCAACGATACTCTTTATTATATTCTTTAAATCCATGACAGCATAAATCGTTGATTATTAATTCTACTTTGTCATTATCTACTATGTATTGTTTTAAAGAAGTAATGTCCATTTATTATAATCACCTACTTTAAAAATCAACTGGAACAGATACTATACCAATTTCTTTAAGGGTGTTTCTTGACAGATCATGTTCTAACACAATTTGATATTCATTTGCTGACCCTTCTCTATTTTTGATAATAAATGCAATTTGATATTTTTTATCTCTATTTAATTGCACAGGAATTTTAGTACGCCCGTTTTTACCTTCAAGTCTAAATACTTTTAACTCTTTTAACCCACCTGTGTTTTCATCCTCAAATAAATTTCTTAGCATTACACATGTCGATACGGGGTCAATCATATTTTTACTCATTCCAATATTATCTTGAGAATAGTATCTTTGTCGTGCAGTTTTACCTTTTTCTAATTGAAATGTACAGGTCAAATGTAGATTTTTACTATCAGGCTTTACGACATCATACAATTCAACCATATTCTGCATCATATCTAGCCAAGCATTATCTGATACTTTTCCAGCATCATTCTTAAATGTATCAATCATAAATTGAGTTACACCCAAACTAGCATATTTTTTTATTATTTTTATTGCTAGAGATGTCTTATATCTTTTAAAAGGTATAATTGTAATAGTTTTATTTTCTTCTTGTTTTTCAATCCACTCTGCACTTTTGTAAAGAATTTCTTTTACTTCTGGTGAATACTTGCCATCTCTCACTACATATTTTTGCAAGTCAAATTTATAAATATTATTTGCTACCCACACAAGATATTCACGCTGCCATTTTTCTAATCCATCTTCATTTAACATGATTACAATTTTTTCATTTTTTTCAACTATACTTTGTAATATTCCGTTTCTCGCAAATGTAGATTTACCTACATTTGACAATGCTCCTATTAAAGTTATATTTCCACACAACATACCACCTGTCTCTTTTGTAATCATAGGCAAATTATAGTAAGGTAAACCTACCGCTAATCCTTCATCTAATTTTTCAATTAAGCCTTTTATATTGTAAGCGATATTATAACTCTTTACTTCTCCTTCAACATTTACGAAAATATGATTAAGTTTTGATTCATATGAAGCATAAATTTCTTCAGCGTTCATATCCGCAAATTCACTTAATTTATCATATACAGGAAACTTCATTTTAAGTAGTTGTAATATCGCATTCCACTTATGAAGTTCATTTATGTATCCTGTCATATTTTCTTCTTTTACATATTCTTTAGCTTTTTCAATAGTGTCATATCCACCGTATTCCTCATACTTAGCTTTGAGTTTGTCATGTTTTTCAAGATATAAACCGACAGTAATTTCATCAAGAGATTGCTTTTTTTCTTTTATAATAATGTCATGAGCAATTGTAAAAAATACTTTCCAAATATTATTTGTGAAATCTTCAAGTTTCAGATTATCATAAGCATATAATAATTCTGGATTTCTATAAAATATAGACACTATATTGGCTTCAGCCGATAATTTAAATTCCTTCACTTTAGTAGCAGCCAATAAAAGTTCTGTTTCGTAAGGTGTTAATTCTTTCTTTGTTTTATTTTTTGCAGAAGTTGTAGTTCTCTTTTTTGTATTAGTTGCTGCCATTTACCACAATTCCTCCAGTTCTTTATTAACAATCTTACTTTTTGGTATATACTCGGCAGTTTCATGGATTTGATTATCTAATTGTAAATTTTCAGTTTTTTCTTCTGACTTTTTAGCTTTTTTCAATCTCATTACCACATTATTTAGTTCACCATCTATGATCTTCATCATAAAATTAATACGATGATTTTCATCTGTAAACGATGACTTATTTTTTTCAAAACCTTGTAATATTTCACCTTTGCAGAATTTAAATGTTAATAAAATAGTTTTGTAATCGTACCATGCGTTTATATCAAGATTGTTATTTCCTAAGAATTGACCTTTAAACATACCTTGTAATCTAAATATTAAGTGTTTAGGCATTACCATTGTGTCATCGTATCCTAATATGATGTTTTTAACATATTCACATAAATCTAGCCAGTCAGCATTTTTTTCGGTTCTCGTCATTTTACGTTTCTTTGTTTCTTCCAATTTATCACTCCCTATTGTAGAATTATAAGGGATTAGCATATCTACTAACCCCTTATAATATTTAGATGTGAATTACAGTGCTTCGGCAAATTTCAGGACTTCAGTAAGTTTTTCTGAAGGATTGAGGGAAAGGTCTTTGATGTTAATTTCTAAATCTCTCATTTTCTTACCAATTGCTTTTTGATTATCTGCCGATGTAGTTTTAAGAAGATTTTTTATTTTCTTAACTAATTCTTCAGCTTTATCCGCATCATCAATCATGCTTTCAGTAGATGATTTTAAATCTTTTGCATATGTAGTTTTCATAGATTCTAGATTATTTTTCTTTGCATAATAATTCTTCCAAATATCAAATGTGCAATTTTCTAAAATTTGCCCTTCTTTAGTAACCTCTGTTCTATCTTTTAAGACTTCTGTCAAGTATCTAATTTCACTTGTTTTCTTATCTTTTTCTTTATAAAATCTTAGAATGGTATCATAATCAAATTTAGCTGATTTGTGCATATCTGGTTTTTCACCAATAATTTTATCACTATCTTTTTTATCTCTTTCATCAGTTCCTTGAGCTACAGAAATTACATTTATCCCTTTTGCTGACAAATCAATTTTAACTTGTTGAAGCTTCATATTTATTAGTTTGATTCGACCCCATTGTCTAGTACTAACTGTTTGATCATCTACATCAGCGCCAGTTTTTCTTGCTCTACGTTCTTCTACCTCCATCGCTCCAACCTGCATTGTATTATAGAACTTAGTTTCACTGTCTATAGATAATGTTTCAATTTGCCCATCATAATCCCCATCAGAAAGTGCATCAATATTATCTTCTAGTTCATCAAGGTCTGCTGTATTATCCACCATTACAAGATTATTATATTTTTTACCTGCAATTTCAATATCTCTACCTTCATAATGAGCTACACCTGCTTCACTATCTATACTTGCTACTTTAGGAAATGTAAGTGTAAAAAAACTTTTACCAGAAGCTGTGTCACCAAATACTAAAAATTTACCACCTATTTTCTTTTCACCGGCTTTTCTAAATGCCATTAATTATTTACCTCTTTTCATATTATATTATTTCACTTTATATCTAAATTCTCCATGATATAATGCCTCTGCTTCTTTACGCACTTTTACTGCTTCTTTAAATATATTGAATCTACCAAGATGTATATATTTTCTATTTACCACAATAAACGCTTCCCATATACAATCTCTATTGTGCCATCTTACACCTTTAATTCCCGAAGTATTATCACTTGGTTTTATCATGTTGCAACCATTTTGACTAATTGTACACAGTCTTAATTCTGATTTTCTATTATCATAAGTTTTATGATATATATGGTCTATAGATTTATCATCTGGTGCATCCATAATTAAACGATGTTGAAATAATGTTATATTATTACATTTAGTAACAATGTATTCATTCTGTTCAAACCAACAATAATCTTTTATCTTATCATAATCTTCTAAATCAAAATAAAATTCTTTGTTTGTATTTGTAGTCCAACCTACACCATATTTGCTTGATAAATCATATATATTAAATTTTTTATTTGATTGAGATGCTTTTTCCTTTTGTAAACATCCACATGATTTTGTGTTTTCATTTAATAATTGTGAACCAATGTAAGACTTAATATTACCATTGCAGTTACATTTACAAAACCAAGTTGCTTTTTTATGCGCATTACTACCATCTCTTTCAATTACAGTAAGTCTATCAAATTTCATTCCTGTTAAATCTTTTAATCTCCCCATATATCACCAGAATATTTTGGATAGTAAGAAGGGGATTGATCCTTCTTACTATTAATCATCCAATAATTTCATCCAATCATCTTCACTAGTATCTTCTTCGGTTTCTTCTGGTTTTGAATTTTTAGATGTATTTGATGATTTGTTTGTTTTAGTTTCCTTTTTCTCTTCTTCTTCAAATGGTGGTTCATCATTTTCGTCGATAAATTGAGATAAAAAAACCAGATCATCTTCTTTATACTTATCTTTATTGATTGCAAGAACAGGAACTTTTGTATCTCCTTCACCTTCAAAAGTAATATGTGGTTTCTTTATAATCATTCTCTTTTCTTTATTTCCACCAATAGCACACTTATTTAAGGCTTCTTCCTCGGTAAGTACATTGAGTTCAATTAGTTCTTTAATATCATCTGGCAAATCATCAATTGTGATATTAACAACACTAGCACCTTCAAGAAACTCCCCTTCTATGGTTGTTTCAACTAGAGTATTTTTTTTAGCAGGTGTGAACATTTTCTGAATAAGTTTCTTAGTATTTTCAGGTTTTGCCTTATCAATTTCAAGCTCAAATGTCTTTGAAAATGCAAGACTCTTCTTTATTTCCTGTCCTTCGTATTTTCCAACATAATCAACTACATATGCGGTTATAGGGAATGCTGCCTTTTCCTTATCTACCTTTCCCACAGAATCTCCATCACAAAGAATGGTCTGAGTAAATACTGCCTTATATTCTTCGGGTTTAGCTTTAGATAAGAATATTGAAGTAATTTCCTTTTTAACATTAACACTATCGTTGTATGGTTGATACTTTAAATTACCTTTTACATTTATAACCATTCCGCTTTCAAGATGTTGCTGAATATATTCAATAGCATCATAAGCTGATAGAAATTTTTTTGTAAATGTTTTATCTTTAGCATCTTTTTCAAGACCCACCTTGATATAACATGATTCTCCAACTGTTGCTAAGATATCTTCATTATCCCTATCGTCCCAATCAATAGTAAATTTATTTTCAAAATCTTCTACTGTCTTACCGTCTTTATCTTTTGTACCATGAACATAAACTACATTGTCTCTTTCAGAACCATATCCACCCATCATATCAGCATAGATTACATTACCATTTCCACAATCAACACCGACATTCATTTGATTGTAAATCCAATCTGACTTATCAGACTCCTTATCAATTGTGAAAGTATAATCTCCAACCTTTGCTTCTCCAACAAGCATAAATTGAGCCTTACCTTTTTTTAGAGCTAACTTTTCTTCTTTTTTTGCCATATTAATTCATTACCTCTTTCTTATATATTATTATATTATTGTAGTTAACGTCTTGGAACAGCTAAATCAAAATCAAATTCTGATAAATATTTTCTTGAAGATAAATAATCTGACAGATGAACTATACTTTCAAGTTTATTCTTTGGTTTAGGAAGTAATTGATTTTTCTTAAACTTATCTTTATAATCATATGCCCATTCACCCATATGGCTTGAAATACATCCCTTAATTTTATCAAGAATTTCAGATTCTAACATTGTGCTTAGTTCAGAATTTTCATCAATAAAAGCTGCCATAATAGTTGGATGCAACAAAACCGTTCCAGTACCATTCTCACCACACTTCATACCATCGTGTAGTATAAGGGCAGCTATAATTATATCCTTTTCTATATCTGTATATTTCATCATTTCTAAACTAGTTAGATCAACGGCAATTCTCACAGCTGCCTGTGTGTGTCTTACCAAACCACCTTCTCCTAAACTGAATTTAGGATGAAATCTACCTGATGTACTTGCGGCCATTGTAAAGAAATAATCTGGCAATTTGTTTAATGCTTTTTCTACAAACTCTCTAATCTTCCCATTCCTTATGTATCCTAATTCTGTTTCAAAAATTTTTAGTCTATCCAATGTAAACCTCCTTTCTAAATGCTTGCATTATTTTACTTTCCTTTCTTATGTATTATGCTAAGAAATCTACAAACCTAGCTTTAACTTTTTCATTAGCTGCTTTTGAATCCACTAACGCAGCTTTTATTTCTGCCATCTTCTCCATCTGCATCTCAATACTCGATACTTTACTATCAATCTTAGAATTAATATTTTCAAGTCTTTTTACAGTATTTTTAAATACATCCAGTATATTGTCAGATTCATTCTGTAATGACGCCAATTCTGAACTATAATGATTAATAACATTCTGAACTTTTTGTTCTTCTGTAAGAACCACAATTTGATTTTTCTTTTTTAACATATTATCCCTTATTCTCCTCATCTTCAGGTGCTTCAAACTTATCTTCTAACTTTGCAGTAACCTTAATTGAAAAATTAACATACTGTCCTTCAAATGCCTTAAACAAATCTGAAAACTTTACAACTTCGCCAAGTTCCTCATCAGCTACTCCTTCTGCTACAACCTTTACTTCTTTTCCCTTAATTTCTTTACCTGTAGTTTCAATTGTAAAAATTCCATTTGCCATTTATTTACCTCTTTCTCGCTATTGGTTGCGAACCGCTAACTTTGTTTTTATATTATAATGTTTCAGTTTAAAATCTTTAAAGGACATAATCCTCGATTTTATTATACATAAGCAATCAAAACTTGTCAATAATTATATTATAATATTTTAATTAAAATTACCTGAATAATAATCTTTATATTGTTGTTCTAATTCAGTACGTTTTATAACAGTTGCTTCATCGGTTAATTCAGGATATTTCTCTTGCACTCTACGCCTCGCTCTTGATAACCCTTCAAAACTTTGTGCGGCTTGAATAAAGTTAATTTCATTAAACTCATTATGTATATACTGTTTGAAATATTTGATATATAAAGCATGATCTGATTCTCTGGTTGAAGGATAAGTTTCCAGCAAATGCTGAACTCTTTCTTCTATGGTTTCAAAGTTTGACATTACTGCCCTCCCATATGTATACGACTATTTCAACATTGATTCAATCTCACTAATTTCAAGTTCAACCTTCTTATCATTAGAAAGTAAAACATGTAATTTGGTCTCTAATGCCTGAAGTTTAGATTCTTCTTCCCTCTGAGCTATAACCTCAAGTTTTAACTTAATATCTGTTATCCAATCTTCAAGTTTATAACCAGATATAGTATATTCATCTGCTAACCCCAAATCTTCAGCAGACATTTTATAAGCATTTAATTTAACTGCCAATGAAATTAATAGTTCTTTTGTTAACACTTGGAGATTGTTTCTTACTCCATCTACCTCAATTGAACAATTTGTAACAGGAATAAACTTCTTTTTATTTTTAAGCTTTTCTTTCTTTACTTTAATTTGATCTCTTAGTTGCAAGATTTTTTCATCATTTGGATTGTTCATATTTTCTCCACTCCTTAATTATTTCTCCATTAGGTTTATATGTTGTTAAATAATATGGTTTATATTTTTCAAATACTCTTTCAATAGATATCTCGCTATCTAATTTTTCATCACATTGGTTTTTATTATAAATATCATACTTAACTGGACAGTTATTGTTATAATAGTAGTAATAATCCCTATATTTAGTAATAAAGTACTTGGTACCATCAACATTATAAAAATGCTCACGATAATAACAATTATGCAAATGTTCTTTGAATTGTTCTAATGTATAAGGGATGTATTTGTCTTGCTTTTGGTCACGCTCGGAATAATAACTGGATTTTGTTAATTTATCCATTAATTCTGCATAATTACCAACACATTGATCGTTTACACATTCAATAATCATACCACTAACAGATTTAAATATCTCAAAACCTGAATAACGATTTTCATTGTAAAAGAAATAAGAATTGACTTCTTTATTTTCATCATTTGATTCTTGAAATCTTCCCATATAGATTAAATCTCTATTACTTTTGAACTTATATATAGCACCTAAAATCAAATCTTTGGCTAGAATAAAGTTTTTGGAATGAATTTTCTCATTAAATTCAGAAAGTTCTTTGTAATCTGGAGAATTCACAGGAATTAATATTAAATCCTTACCCTCCCATCCATAAACAAATTCACCTTCTAAACCTTTACCTTTGATTGAATTTGTATTCTCTAATATATACAACAAAT